TGGAGGGAAGCGAATTGGTGGATACGATATCCGAATTGGGCTACCCAGAGATAGAAGTTTGGACGATGTGCAACGTGACCCAAGGCTAAGACAAAAGGCTGGTGGTAATCCTGAAACTACTATGGGTAGATTTCAAGCCATGGTCAATGAGGCTGAAGGCTTTCAAAGAAAGGCTAGGTTCTATGTTGAGTTTGGTTTACCAAAAGGCGCTGTCATTGGTAATGGTAACCAAGATGAAATACAAGGTTTCTCATCAGATGCATTAGTACAGACAATGAGAACAGATAACACACACAGACGTGTTCAAGCATTTTGTAGTGAGATATCTATGCCAAATAGAGAAGCAACAGCAAAAGAAATTAAACATAATGGACCAGCAAGAAGTTTTATTTACGACTATACTTCTGCTGACATTACTGCTACATTTTACACAGACAAGTTTATGAGAGAAAGAACTTTCTTTGAGATATGGCAAAAGGCAGCATTCAGTAACACTACACACAATTTTAATTACTACGATAACTATGTTGCGCCAATAGACATTATGGCGTTAGGTAGTTTTGCTAGTAGAGATGAAAGAGATGATGTAACCTATGCAGTTAGACTACTAGGTGCATATCCAAGAATAATTAGTGAAGTAGGATTCAGCCATGAGGCGAATTCAGTACAAACATTTACTGTTACATTTTCATTTAGAAACTGGGTTAACTATTTCATAGATAGAAATGGTACAATAGATTTAGGACAAGGTGATTTCAAACAACCAACAGTCAAAAGAGCTGGTGGTATATTTGGTGGACTAATTAGTATGTTACCACCAGAGATAAGACGAGCAGGACGAGACGTGTTGAATGAACTAAGGAAGAAAGCACCAATCGGTAGAATTACAGGCGGTAGAGTATTCCCACCATTTAGAATACCACCGTTAAATATTTAATATTATAAGGAGAACATAATGGCATTACCAACAATTGAGACACCAAGATATGAATTGACTTTACCATCAAGTGATGTGCAAGTACAGTTTAGACCATTTCTAGTCAAGGAAGAAAAACTATTACTTGTGGCTATGGAATCAAAAGACAATAACGAAATAGTAAATGCAACAAAGGGTATATTGACAACTTGTACATTTGACAAACTTGATATAGACACACTACCAATGTTTGACATAGAATATTTGTTATTACAAATAAGAAGTAAATCAGTAGGTGAAGTTGCTAACTTCAAAGTTATTTGTCCAGACGACAAGATGACTGCTACTGACGTAGAATTAGATTTATCTACTGTTGAAGTACAAGTAGATGATGACCATAATAACAAAGTTGTTATAGACGAAGAAAGAAAACTAGGATTAGTATTGAACTATCCATCGCTAGGTATAACCAAGGCTGGTTTTGATATGAACAAAGAAAACGTGGATACTATGTTTAGTGTAGTCGCCAGTTGTATTGATCATATCTATGAGGGTGATAAAACATATCCTGCGAAAGATAGTACAAAGAAAGAACTAGTTGAATTTTTAGAAGGTCTATCTCAACAAGCATTTTTGAAGATACGAAAGTTTTTTGATACAATGCCACAATTACGACATGAAGTTGAGGTAACCAATCCAAAGACTGGTGTTAAGAGTAAGGTGACATTTAAGGGATTACAAGATTTTTTTCAATAAGCCTGTCCCACAATAGCCTACAGGCCTATTATGAAACCAATTTTGCCCTTATGCAACATCATAAATATTCATTGACGGAGTTAGACAATCTAATGCCGTGGGAAAAAGAGATATATGTTGGTATGTTAACCAACTATATAAAAGAAGAAAACGAAAAACGAAGGCGAGATAAAAAATGATAGAACAAGGAAAACAAACAATTAAAAATGTATGGTGGTTCTTTAAAGAAGAATTACCTCAGTTTTTATCCAATTGGCGAACTGTTCCAAGAGTTATGATGGCTCTATACGGATTAGTATTTTATAACACTATGACATGGTTCATGGCTTTAGACGCTCCTAACAACGCTCAGGCAGGTTTCGTATCTGTTGTTGTTGGCGCTGGCGCAGCATGGTTTGGGTTATATGTTAATGGCAAATCAAGTAAGATACAAAAGAAATAAACAATGGCTTTACCTACACTAGAAGCAGTAACAGATAAAGGCGAAGTACAGAAAATAATATCTGACATAGCCACAGCAGTATTTAAAAGTGCGAAAGTATCTTTAGATAGTGCTGCGAAAGCAGTTATACCTAGTGTACCAGATATGGTTGAAGAAGTGTTAGATGATTTACAAAGTGGTAGTGTAAGAACATTTAATCTTGCGTTAGATAAATTAGATAGACTAGTACAAAAACTAGGTGTAGATTTAAATGACTACAGTAAAGAACTTGCTAACTTTCAAACAAAAAGAGAAGAAAAGATAATCAAATCAGAAACAAAAATACAAGCACTAAAAGAAAAGAACATCATAGCAACAATAGAAAAATCAGGTGATATAAAAATACTATCACAAAACGAGATAATAACTAGACAAGAAAATTTAAGAGCACTCGAAAAGAATATTGCTGCTATGGAGAAGTCTTTAGAAAAAGATAGAGAGTTATTACAAGAGGGTAACAAGCTAAAAACTACAGCTCAAGCTAATAAGAAACAAGAAATATTACAAAAGACTGAAAAATTAGAAGAAGACAAACAAAAAGCGGCTGACCAAAGAGAAGTATTAGGTAGTAAAGGTGATGAACAACCTGGTGTATTCCAGAGAGCTTCAGAAGGTGTTGGTAATTTTGTTGAGGAATATGTACCTACACCTATAGCTGATGTAGGATCGGCATTTGTAGAAGGACTTATGGGTCCAATCACTGCTGTAAAAGAATTAGGTAGTGTATTTGGTGGATTATTAAAACCATTAAAACTGTTAAAGCCATTGTTCTCTGGATTACTAGGTAGTTTTAAAAAGTTTGGTCTTGCACTAAAAGCATCTATCGTATCATTTTTACCTATGATCGCCATTGCTGCGCTTGTAGGACTAGCATTGTTTGCATTGTATAAAGCATTTCAAAAAGCAGTTGAGTTTTTTAATATACAAAAAGATGGACCAAGTGAATCAGGCTTAGGTGGTAGTCAGGATACTGATTTTGGTATGGAACCTGATGTAGCAGCAGAAGGCGATATGTCTTCTAAAATGCAGAGAAGAGCAATCGTAGACCAAGAAACTAAAAAAATTATACAACCTGATGATCCTAGTTATGATATGATTTATGAGAGAGATACAGGCAACCCAGCTCCTAAAAAAGGTTCAGTGTTTAAGAATGGTAAGACACAAATTATGTCATTGAATAGTAAAGGCTTTGACAGCAGCTCTAGTGGTTTTATGAACTCAGCAAATAGAAAAGACTTACAAGTACCAAAAGGATTAAAACCTGTCGTAGAAGATAAAAAAGAACCAACTACTAATGTTTCACAGATAAATGATAACTCATCAAAGGTACAATCAGATACTATTATTGGTGGTGGATTAGATGGTGTGTCTAATAGAGATTTTCAAAATCACATATTACAAAGTATTTAATAAGGACCTAAATCTTTTTCAGTTATTATTTTAAACGTAGCACCATTATCATCAGCATATTTTGTTGCTGCTTGCCATTTGGCTCTATTCTTAATATACTCAAAACTATCACGCATGAATGCTCTTGATTTCTTTTTAGGGGGTTTTGGTGGCTTACATTGACGAGACGGTTTAATCTCAATCAGTATCTTGGCGCCTTTACTAGTCCGAACTATGAAGTCAGGATAGTATCTATGGTATTTCTTTGTTACTGGATTGTAATATCTTATTGCTAATTCTTCACTAGCCCAATTGGTAACATCAGGATTATGGTCAATTTGTAACATAAACTTCTTCTCTAATAAAGAACGATACACTATTCTATTGACATCACCTACATATTTGTTTGGGTTCGTAGGGCGATATAAACCTTTGTAAGACTTCCTCATTGTGTTATAAATATACTCATAAGGATATTTAGATGAGTTTTACAAGTAAGGTTTCAAACATAATCAAAACAAAGATAGCTACTAATTTAATGAGTGGGTTTAATAACTCCATTAAAGGAGCTATGGGCCAACCTAAAAAATTGGCGGCTAAACTAGCTAACAAGTCACCATTAGACTTATCAAAAAGTCCAGTGGCACACATGGAAGCAATAAATAATCCATATAATTACGGCGCAGTCTATTACCCACAAGAAACATCTCAATTAGGAGATGGGCATTACATCATATTTGATATTATGGAAAACAAGAAGACAGGATATGGTGCATCAACAAAAAATTACAAAATGGGTGGCGGTAAAACTTATCCTACATCTATGGGACAAGTTGGCGAGAGAAAAAGAAACAGATCAAAGAAAATGTCTGAACTAAAAAAGTTT